AATTTGACGAAACCCCTGACTCTTATATCCATCAACGTAAAGATTTTCCCCTCTCTCCCAAAAGCCATCGCGACGTTCAAAATCAGCCAGTTCAATCCCAAGTTCTCGCCTGTACCAATCACGCACTAATGCATAGCAGTCAACAACACCAAAGACAAATTCACGACCGACATAGGGTAGGTCAAAATCCTTCGGCTCGCAACCGCCCCATTATTCAGTCTTGGGGTTGACTATTATCCACGGAAGACCAGTTTTGTTGCAGCCAATCTGATCTGCGACTGATGGCTGGGGGCGGCTAATTGGATGGCTATGTATCACTGCAACAATCTCTCCCAGATCTTCCGCAATAGCATAGTCATTAGGGTCCAGAACAAAATGTTCGTCGGGAGTGGCGGCAATATTTGCGCAAGGAAAGTATCGACGACGCCCCTTAACAACGTGAATTAGTCCACACGATTCCTTCGGGTCGCAAATCTTGGCGTGCCGTAAGATATCAGCTTGCAAAGCGGCACTTAGCTTCATTTCCATTTCCTTACTCGATCAACCCCGCGCCCGGATAAGACCCGAACGGCAATGGCGAAGTGGCCCCAAATCTAAGCTTGCACGAACTCAGTCTTTTACCGCAAGCATCAAGGGCTAAAGTGCCCACAGGGTTGTCACTTGCATTCCAATAGTTGCTTCCTGTATAGCCGCATTCGGCGGAGCGGTATTGCCATTGGCAAATATTAGCGATCAATTGACGCTTTGGAATCATCATGCCTGCCATATCCAACTTGCTCGCCAGCTCCCATTGCACTACATCGCGATTTTCTGAAGACTTGCGATCAACATACCAAATTTCATCGGGAAATTTTGCATGTGGGTCAGCGGTCGCTTCTCCATCAAGAAATTTTTTTAATGTCCTAATGCGAGTAATTTTTGCGCCGCCCAGATCGTTGCCGGGCGTTACAGCATTTGCCAAAAGAATCAATGTGCTAATTTCGCCCCCCAAGTTTGCGACTGTCAAGGTGGGCCTAGGAAGGGTGCCTCCGCTTACGTAATCAAAGCCCTCCGCTTGAATAGGTAGACGCACATATTCGTTGCCATTCCAAACAATATTGCCAGTGACGCTTGCGTTTACGCCAGCATGAAAATAGTAAGTGTCGCTGCTTCCATGGAGAGTGGCATCAAGTGTGAGCTGAAACAGTTCAATAATGGCATTCGGTGCCAACACTGATAGCTCTTCGTAAACGCTACTTACAGCCGTCCAGGTGACGCCTCCGTCGACGATGGTACTACCAATGTCAGTTGGCCAAGAAGGCTGACTGCTGGCGCTTGTGCCGGCCACTGTGCAGCGAAATACAAGGCCGCTAGCCTGCAGGGCCGTCGCACGGACGATTTGACCAACCGTGTAAGCAGTGCTAGAAGCCCAAGCAGAATAAGCCACTATGGTTCAAAGATTTGGTTGAAAGTGGCGTTGATTTGATTAAATCCATCGCCTAGCAATTGCTTGGTCCATTCGCGACATACCCACTTGTAAGAAGAGTTTTCTCCTGGTGGAGTCCAATCAAATGAATTTGCATCATCAGCTCTAGCGTCTAAAAATGTTTCAATGGTGTCGGCATCGGTGTCGTTCACCATGAAAGTGAGAGACCATTCTTTTGGGTTTTGATTGAGCCCATATTTAAGACGTTGCTCGTAACCATCGCCAAATTGAACTGTGCGAACTCGTGGCTGACTGCGCTTTTGCGCATCAAAAGTGGGAGCAATGGATGGAAAAGTGGCCATAATTAACTATCGGACAAGAAGGCCGCCAGGGCGCTGTTGCTTGACGATTTCTGACTGCACCGCTGCACTGACAATGCTCGCCAGTGCTTTTGCTTGGCCTTCGTCGCCTTCCGTTTTTGTGCCTTTCGCGTCCACGTTAATAGTAATACTAATGTCACCATTGCCACCTCCCATCATCTCCACTGGAATGGAGCGACCATCGGGCAATGGCACGATCGCTTCATTGTAACGACCTTCACCAATCAATCCCATGGTTGGACCGTTGACAATGCCTCCGTTCGCGAAAGCTTGGAATCCGCCTTCCCATACAGCACCATTTGCTGCACCAAAGACGGCAGGACTAAATTTAGGGCCTCCTGCGCCAAAAGCTCCAGAGAAATTGCCAACACCCTTCGGGAAAATGGCACCAGCCCCCGGCAGAAGGCTCATGGCTAACCCAATGATCTGCATTTCTATCCATTTTGCAATCATCTTGGCTGCCATGTCCAAGAAATAACTAGCAACGCTCTGGAAGAATCCAGCGAGAGCTTGTTGTGCTGACATAGATCCAGAAATCACACCTTTGAATGATGTTGCAAAAGCATCGCCAATAGCTTGCGCAGCGCCAATAATCTGATTAGATGCTTTCATTAGTTCCGCCAACTGATCCTTTGCTGCGGCATAGCCAGCCCCCAACTCCCCACCAGTCAGCTCTGGCATTAGATTGATATCCGTGCGGAATGTGTCAGCGCCAACTCCTCCCGCCTCAAATGCCCGTTGGCGAGCTTCTCGCGCCGCTTTAACCACGGCATCCAGTATTCCATATCTTTCGCGCAAAAGACGATTGATGTCGTTTTCATGCTGTAATTGCTCTTCGCTTCTATCAATCTCCAGCAATTGCATTCGCAAGTTATATTCTGCTTGCTTAATCCTGCCTGCATCAAAATCTTTTTGAATTTTCGCTTTGCGCGTGCCTATTTCGAGCAGACGCTTGTCCGACTCGTAAGAAGCAACCGCCTCTTCATCTTGATCGGCACGAGCCATTGCAATGTTTTGATCAATTTGCAGAATACGAGAGCGAATGCGAATTTCCTCTCGCAACTGCTTGAGCACTGCCTCCAATGTCTGCGCTTCCTTCGCGGCGCGTTCTGCAGCTTTAGCGGCCTTATTGCCTGCTCCAGTTTTCTTGCCATCGCCGTTAGTCATCTCGGGAATAGCAGCCAAGCCGCTTTGGAGCGCTGCTTTATCAATTTCTGCTTGCGTGCGGTTTTTTCGCCCAGTAGCCAAAACTGCTTCTTTTGTTTGAACCATAAGAAGCTTTGCTCTAAGCTCCTCATCTCTTCCTGTAATTAGTCCTCTCGCCGCACCGATTGGGCCTTGAAATTGTTTTAATTCGTCCCGAATAGATTTTTGAGTTCTTCTATTGACGATGATGGCGCTATTAACCATCTCTCGACTCATTCCCTGGACTTGCTTTTTGTATTCCTTCGAGCTGAATCCGGCAATGTCATCCAATGACTTCTTGAGTCTGTCCAGCTCCGAAAGACCGTCAATAACTACTTGAATGGCAATAGCAATCAGTCCTATCCTGGCCAGCCCAAGTAGGGCAGTTTTAAGAGCAGTCACAGGCCCAATAGCAGCTCCTGCATTTCTAGTGAGCAATGCCATTTGCAATTGCGTGCCAGCAAGAGTTGAATTTGCAACTGCGCTAGTGCGCTGCAGCGATGCCATTGCAAAATTCATCGCTATGAACCGGGAAATTACCGCCCCGACGCTAGTAATTAAATTAATTAAAATTTTGCCGCCCAGTAAACTAAAAACAGTGTTAATTAGTAAAACATTTGCGTACAATTTAAGCAAAAAACCTGTGATCGGATTGCCTGCAATTGCCAGCAGAAGCTTTCCAACGTTTAATAATACATTGCCAAATGATTCAAAAGTCGGCAAAAGCCCTTTCAAGTTATTTCCAATACCTTCCAGTGCTGGCCTTAATCTTTCCAATTCTTGCGCAAATGCAGCGCCCTGAGGTGTTTTAGCGGCAACACCTTGAAGAAAAGCAGTGAAGCCATCGGCAGCAATGCGAAGACCGTCTGTCAACGGCTTTACCACTTGATTCATGAAGTTAACCGCTACCGGCTCAAATGCTTCATATAGCTGCCGCAGCGAATTTTGCATGCGATTGATGCCGCCTTGGAACGTGCGAGCAGCACCTTCAGCTCCCGGTCCAAATTCTTGCTCCATCACAACGCGAACGTTTTTCAGAAGCTTCACCATATTTTGCCCTTTGTACACGCCATCTTCCAGAGCTTTAGAAAACTTGCTGATCGCATCTGGTCCCTTGAAGCCAGCGGCTTCAGCAAACAGAGCCATGGATCCAGGGAGCACGTCTCCCAACTGCCCCTTAAGTTCTTCGCTCATCACCTGCCCCTTACTTGCCATTTGCGAAAAGGCATAGATCACACGATCCACCTTGTCAGCACTCATGCCAAATGTGGCCGCTCCCATTGCAATACTTTCAAATAAGCCGCGAATTTCCTCGCCCCGGAATCCAGCGGGCTCCATGGATGCGTAAAGCTTGGTAAAGCCATCACGCGCCGACTGAATAGGCACGTTGTATTTATCGACAATGCTCAAGATAAATTCATTTGATTTTGCAGCCTCAGCAGCACTTGGTGAGATCGCATTGAGCGTGTTTCTAAAGCTCTGCAGTTGTCCTACTGCTTGCCCAACTTGCCCGGGAAAATCTTGAACAAACGCCAACAGCTTATAGGCTTGCCCAAACAAGAGCACTTGCTTGGTGGCAAAAGCGAATTCACTGCCCAATTCCCTAATGGTTCCCGCGCCGGGAAGAGACAATCGCCCAAGACCGCCAAAGGGATCCCCTCCGCCACCAAGGCGTCGACCTCCACCTCCGCCGCCCGTGCCACCACCGCCGCCCCCTCCAACACCTCGCAAAGCAAGCGCCCCTCCAGTGCCACTTGGAAGCTGTGGAAACCCACCTCGACCCAAAGGTACCTGCCCAGACACGCGAGATGCGATAACGCTTTCCCTCATGACTGCCGCATTTCTCTCGGCAGATCGTGCGCGTGCAGCCGCCTCGCGAGCAAACAATTCCGCTTGCCTCATGCCAGCAGCACTGCTCATGCCAGCAGCAGGCAGCGCTGGTCTTGCCATTCCAAACATGCTTGGCAGTTCGGTCGTAGCTCTCACTCCTGGCATGGGCGCAAAAGGATAGCGCGATACCATGGATTGAATGCCAGCGCCCCGGAACTGCCCTGGCTGTGCCATATAAGGTTCATGCCTATACGCGCCTTGGTTATAGGCCCATGGCTCTCGGCTGCCATGTGGCAGCGGCCCAATGGGGCTCATGTATTGTGTGCCGCCCCTGCCGGCCCCTCGAACGCCGCCGCCAGCAACAGCCACGGCACTGCTAGCAGCGCCGCCGAGCGTTGCTAGTTCCATGCGCATTAACGCAACAATTTTTCTAATTTCAGAAACGGCTTTGCCTTTGAAGTCCCTCAAGCCTTCAAGAAACCCGTTCTCCAAGCCTTCGGCGCTGAATTGGCCAAGTTGCTTGAAAACCTTAGAAGGAGAAGCGATACCTGCGGCGTCCTTGAAAGAATCGATGACGAATTTTGCACCCTTGCGTCCGCTTTCTTTAAGTCCCTCAAGACCCTTTGTCATTCCGCTGGCAATATCCTGCGTAAGACCAGGAATGCCGCTGATGATAGATTTTTTTAATTCGTCAACAGTGCGGCTTCCCACTTCCCCCATAGGGATTTTCGCCTTTGCCATGCCTTGGTAAAGGGCTTCCAGTGCGGGTTTAGTCGCCCTATTGACCATCGCCTGAAACTTGGCGGCGTCCACAGTGCTTGCTTCGGCGCCAGTAGCAGCGCGACCTGCTACCCCTCTTATCTGTTGACCAGCTTTTCCTAGCTCCGCGAGCGCCTTGGCCAAAACCTTTGCGTTTTCAGTTTCAGCCTTGATATTTGTTGCAAGTTCAAGCTTGTAAGTTCGCCTTTTAATATTTACGCCAAGAGCATTTAATTCATTCTGTACGGCAATGCGATCAAATTTAATCTTGATTGGCAAATTATACCCAGCCGCCGCTTGCCCAAGCGTTGCCAGTTGATTCCTAAATGTGGACAGATCAAGACCTACTTTCAGCAGAAGTTGTGCGTCTTGTGCCACGATTTTGCGCCAGCGTCTCTAGTTTCTTAATTCTATAATCATTCTTCCTTGTTTCGCCCAGCAAAGGCTTTTATTTCGTCGGCCAACAGTGCAATCACTCTGCCGTCCATGCGTCGCGTTTTCATAAGACGCTGCATAATAATCAGGGTGGCATCAGTAATGCCGTCCTCTTTTTTAATGGCTTTGGTGTCGAATGGCAGGAAATGCTCTGCTTTGACGGTGCTCTTTTTGCCCGCCATCATTCCCGCCACCATCGTCCCAAGTTTGGCGATGGCAACGCTTTCTATGTTGTGCTTAGCAATATCGTGCTTCTCAAGGTATTTGAGAGCCGCTTTGACATCGCGAATAGACTGCTTGCCAAATTGATCCGCATGCCATCTATGGTCTTTCAAGTCGGAGGCTGAAAGGCGAAAATAGATGTCGTTCCAATTGGTAAGAGCCTGTAAGAATTTTCTAGCCCGATCTTCTAACTGTTCTGCGACAGACCCTGGGGCTTGCTCTTCGCTTTTTTTGCTGCATCAGCGGCCTCCTTGACTTCCGCATCTTGCTCGGCAGCGATAAATTCCACCACTTTGGCAATGGCGGCGCGAGGCAGTCCCTTGGTGTCGTCCAGCTCCCAATCGTCCAGATCGGTCCACCTACCATCAATCATGCCTTGGCCGCGTGAGCGCACGAAGGCCGTCACCATGCGAGCATTTGTGGCCTCAACGGACGTGCCGCTGGTAATCATGGCCATGGTTTCGTCAGTGAAGTCAGAAAGCAACTCTGCTTCGGTGATAGAACTGCCGCCTTGCAACAGCGCAAATGCCTCATCGAGAGGAATGTCTTTGCTCGTGGCGATGCGCTTGGCTAGCTGCACGGCACGAATGGTCGCTTGGCTTTGAAGCTTACTGATCTCCTCCTGTTCAATGGCTTCAGCCACAAGCCAGCCATTGTATTTCTTCAGGCGAATCTCAGGCGTCAGTTGAAAATAGTCTTCAGCCTTGGTTTGCAGAAGGAAGCTGTATTTGCTCATGATCAAGAATGTTCAACAGGGCATTGAATACCTTCACCCGTTCATGGCTTGAGCGAAACTCCTTAGGAATTTCTACCAAAAACGAATGATTGTCGTCTGCAATTCTAATGGTCGATTCCCTGCAGGAAATCAAGCACAACACGCCCGCTTGCAAGGCCATCCCTTCTATTTCATTGTTGATTGCGTGAACCGTAGAGTCAGAGCTATGGAGGTAGTCAATTTTCATTTTGTTCCCAGCGCAGCTTTTATCCTTTTCAGTAATGCCATTTCGGGAGTACTGCCCTTAAATTTCTGCGCAAATGCCAGTTCCTCTGTCCATGGGCGGCCAGTACGATTGGTGCCTTTACCTTCGTGGACATAGTAGGCATAGTATTGCCCTGAACTATTTGTCGCGTCCCAATTCCAATCCGCCGTTGCTAGGTTCTTGGACAAGGTAAAGTTGTAGCTGTTAATGCCACTTTCGTACAACGCTCCTAGGTCGTAAATGTCTCGAGGAGAGCTAACAGTTTCGCCGTTCTTCCTGCGAGTTTCACCATCGTACTGCCATCGCCCCATCTCCCTGAACTGATCGTCCCAATAAGCGCCAGTAATGTCTTCCTCCGCCCATTGCTCAAAAGCATCAACAAGTTTTGCAACTAATTTTTCGCCCTCTGGAAAGGTGCCCCCAAGAATAACGGCGCTCATGCTGCTAACGGGCGAAGGATGAGATCGGGCACAACAAAACGGCAACGTTCATAAGCCACGTCATCGCCAGGAAAGTATCTAGGCGTGGCATCAGGAAATCTCCGTACCATTCTGTCCATGGCCAAAGCAAGAGTGTCGGAAGAAGGCGTGTATTGCATCAGGATCACTTCCCAAAGCTGATTTACTTTGACAGTTCCTCCCAACGGCGAACCGGGCCGCAAGTCAGGGAACTGCCTCATGGTCACTTCCAGCCCCTTCACTTTCCATTCAGCAGGTACGCCCTGTTGTCCCACCACATACACCGCAGGAATTTCCGTGGCATCCGGCAAGATGTATTCGCCAATTAAGTCGGGACTAGCCGAAAGCAAAGTGACGATAGTATCGCGAAACTGAGCAATGTTCACAATAAAAAAGCCTGCCGTATAGGCAGGCTAGCAAAGAAACAATGGAGAAAGAATGGTCAGGAGTTGGGAGCGCTCGGGATGATGCTGCCGGTCTCTTCAGCGTTCTGGTGGATGCCGATGCGACCACGGCTGATCAGATCGAACGTAACTTCAACGAGGTTGTCAGCGGGATAGCTCTCGTTGTAGTTCATCACGCGACCAACGTAAGCCACGCGATCGTAGTAGTAAGTGGTGCCGGAAGCGCCCAGTTGCTTGTTAATTTCAACGTACACTTCAGAGTTCTTGTCGTAGCGCGAAGCGCTAATCACTTGGAAGGCTTCGTCAAAACTATTGGGCAGGAACACAGTGCCGTCCACGTCCTTCTGGAAGTAGGAAGTGACGGAAGCAGTGGCTTGAGAGGTGACGATAACGCTATCAGAGAAGCCGCCGCCGCCAAGCAGGTAGAATTCCGTGTTGCCATCGTTAAAGGCCACAGAAGCCGTCGTAGCGGCCTGCAGCGTGTAAAGGGTGGGAGCGCCGCTAACAGTGAAGGTGGCGCCACTCTGGGTGATCACAGGGCGGGCAACGCCTGCAATCGAGCCAACACGCACAATAACGTCTTGGCTCTTAACCAGTTCAGTCGGATGGTAGAGCATGAGAAAAGCCTCAATGGGAAAGAAAATGGTTAAGCGTCAGACGTTCTGTACGCTTCCTTTACCAACCAGTCTAAAAATGCCTCTGATTGGTGTGCCAAGAAATTGCCAATAGTGCTCAGCAATTTGTTCGTTCGGCAACAGTTCAAACCGCCCCTCTCTACCATTGATCGTTGCTGCAGCGGAGCTTCCAGGCGTAATTCCAGAAAGCGTTAGGGGGCCGGTTAACTTGCCCTCCATATACACTGCGGTGGCATCGGCCCCAAGCAAATAGTCAAATCGAGGATTATTCTTTTGCTTAAGAGAAGCGTAGTAAGTGATGCCAGTGGCCATGGCGATGTAATTGCCAGTGCCTGAGTCGGTGACATATCCAGACGCCA